AAACTGGTCAGGATCGTTAGTAACTGAGAACAGTATGTCTGTCTACAAACAGTGGTTATCAAAGATACAATCATTATCGTATATCTTTGAGCAGGATTGCAGAACATTGAAAGAAGCTGTTGACTATTCAGGCAAGAGCTTTGATAATCTCTTTATCGCTGATGGTACTCATCCAAAGTTGTTACGGATGTATCTTGGTAAGTCTATTAACCTAGAGACCATGGTGATAATCGATCAGATCTTACACTACAGTAAGAGATGGTCAAAGGATCTTGATGACGACATTATATGGTCTAATGTAAGACGTCAGATAGATAAATATAGTAGCTTCGTACAAGTCGATAAAGGCAAGTACAAAGCTATTATGCAAACAACGTTTATATGATGTACAAAGTGGATACGACGACATACACCGCTATACAAGGAAATACATATGGCTACTTCATTCTCTGAGCTTAAGCGCTCACGCTCATCCTCCCTCAAGACTCTGATCGACGAAACTAATAAGCTGTCATCGGGCAACCCGAACGCACAGCAAGAAGATCGTTTCTGGAAACCTAATGTAGACAAAGCTGGTAATGGCTATGCAGTCATTCGGTTCTTGCCTGCTGCACAGGGAGACGACTTACCTTGGGTACAAACCTGGAACCATGGCTTTCAAGGTCCTGGTGGCTGGTACATCGAGGAGTCACTTACCACTATTGGTAAAAAGGATCCTGTCTCTGAGTACAACTCTATGTTGTGGAACAGTGGGATCGAAGCAAACAAAGACCAAGCTCGTAAGCAGAAGCGACGTCTTAACTACATCTCTAACATTCAAGTGATCAACGATCCTTCTAATCCTGATAACAATGGAAAGGTGTTCCTGTACAAGTTCGGTAAGCGTATCTGGGACAAGATCAATGATCTGATGAATCCTCAGTTCGAAGACGAGCAACCAGTAAACCCATTTGACTTCTGGGAAGGTGCTAACTTCAAACTGAAGATCAGGAAGGTTGAGGGGTATCGTAACTACGACAAGAGTGAATTCGACTCACCAGAGCCTCTTGCTGACGACGATGCGTTGGAAGCAATCTGGAAGTCACAGACTCCTCTTGCTGAGTTTACTGATCCATCTAACTTCAAGTCGTTTGATGAACTACAGGCTAAGTTGAACCGTGTACTTGGTATCGACGGTGATACCGGTAACCGAAGCACTACTGTAGAGGAAGCTGAGCCAGCTCCTGCTCCTGCAAAGGTAGCAGCTGCACCAGAGCCTGCTGCAGCAGAGTCTGATGTACCTTGGTCGACGGACGAAGATGATGATGATGGAATGTCGTTCTTTGAGAAGTTAGCTCAGGACGACTAAAAGATTCATGCGAGTAATACCGGATCTCGCCATGAAGGGTGACTGCTAGCACCTAAGGAACTCTAGCAGGGGGAAGGGGGCACCTAGGAAGGCCCCCTTTTTTTATGCCTTACAAATGGGGGACAGCGTTTAAGAGTATGAATATAAAAAGTGTACTTCTCTTCTGATTCTGGATTGTGGTACTCTTTATAAACACAAGCAGTAGCTGGAACTACTGTACGGCCGTTTGGTCCACTCCAGATAGCTGTGCCACCTTCCAGAATGAGATAGAGCCAGACGACTTCCAAATCAAGCCATCAAACTACGCCTTGCATTCTATCTTGGAGTCTCCTGTGAGACGCATCACTTGAGCGAGCAGATGGTCCTCCACCAATCATAGTAGTAGAGTTATTGTTGACGTTAGTGCTTATACTTGATCCACCAGAAGAGTTAGAAATAATTATGGGGACCGATGCAGCACTTTGAACATTACGTGATGCTTCACTCACAGGACTATTAAGGACACCGTTAGGAGTTCCTCCTACGTTTTGATTAATAGTAGTTGGACTAATTTGGTTTTGATTTTGAACGCGCTCAACAAGACGGGTAGTAAACAATGAAGTCGATGAGCTTGGGTCAGAGGTCTGTGCAGCATTTAAAAAGGATGACATAGCCTCTACTAAAGGTGTTATAGCTTCTTCAAGGTGCACGTCATGTACATAAAGAGAACCTTTCTCAGTAGCCTTATCCACTAATAACTCTGTTGCATCTGCAGTCTTCTCTGTAGCAGCAATAGTCTGCTCCTCAGCTGGAGTTGGATTAGGATTAGCCATTGCATAAGCTCCTCCTCCAAGTTCTGCAGCTCGCGCAGATGCTTCCTCGTAAGTAGCAAATGTACTAGCAACCTCACCCTGATTATTCATTACTTGGAACAAGTCACTTGGAGGAGGAGGAAGCGAAGGTTCAGTAGCTGCAGCTGCACCAGGAGCAACAGTATCTTCAGGACTATCATCAGAAAAAAATCCAAACGGATTTTTAATGAAAGAGGTAACATTATCCTTTATTTTTGCCAATCCATCTGTGACAGAAGTCACAATCTTTTTTAACGCGTTAAAAATATAAAGATAAAAGTCTCGTACGGAGTCTATAGCATCACCGATAATTTCAGTAAACGTGAAACTATCTAAAAAGTCTGATGCAGATTCTAGACCAACTAGATCAAGAATAAAACTGACACCATCCTTTAAAAGATCCAATATACTACCGAATATTCCAGTAACTAAACCTTTTATACCTCCAAAGACTGCACCTATAAGTTTTTCTACCATGTTTCCTTCGGTTTCATTGAAACCATCTATGGCTCCAGTTACAGTATCAAAGATACCCATTATAATTGCTATTGGAGCAAACAGCCTTCCAAGAAGTCTTCCAACGTTCCTTAGTACACTACCTACAGACTTTAACACATCTGTGGTAGTGGTGAAAAAGGTTTTGAATCTTCCAGCACTATCAGTAATAGGTTTTAAAATGTTACCAGGATTGAAGAAATCAAATACTTTTGCAGCTGTTTGATTTATAGAACGAAAAAACGAACCTATACTTTTAGCTATCTTTTCGAAACCTGTCAATTTACGAAATCTACCGTCTATGTCACGGATACCAGAATTGATACCATCCAAACCCATTCCAAATGCTTCACCAATCTTCTTGACTGCAGTAAAAAATCTTGACGTGATTCCAAAGAATTTGGACTGCTGACCAAAGTTTCTTTCAAACAAATTAGTTATAGGTGAAAATAATCTGGACAACAAGACTGGTAGTTTCTTTATAAAAGGAATGTTTCTGAATATAACTCTTAAAGAATCAAATAAACCTTCGAAGAGTCCTATAGTCAGCATAGGTAAAGTTGCCAGCACAGCTGCAAAAAGACCACCTCCACTTACTTTGACTGAAGGATATTCAATTTTTCCTAACTTAGACTCGCCTGTAACAGATGTTCTTTGTTCCCTCATACGTTCGATAGCAGCTAATTGTGATTCATTATATCTTTCCTGCTCATCTTCAAAGAAAGTAAACAAACTCTCCCTTATTAGGAGTATATTCTCGTTTATCGATAACAACAGCTCATTCGTAAAATCTTGCCTTTCCAGAGACATAAAACCTCTCTCTGTGTTTCCAAGATTTTGTTCTGAGATAGTATCAATAAGTGTTTGGATATCGCTCATTTCTTTTCTTCTAACCTTAGTCGTTCTTCTTCTAAGTAAGCTATTAAGTATGCAACGTATATTTGTCTCTCAAACGGTATCATGTTTTCAAGATCACTTAAACTATACTTATGGTGTTGCATCAAGGAAAAGTTAATGTTGTAATGATTAGCTAGGGAATCATAACCGAACGCTACGTAAAAAAATTGTTAAGCCCTTCTACTGTAATAGTTTCAGTCTCTCCACATTTCTCACAAGTCCAAGTAATAGTGTGACTTAGCTTTGGAGACATATTAAAGAACTCTTGAATCTTAGTGAATTGACTTTGGTTTAGTCTTTCCAAAAAGGTTACTAGCTCTTCTTGTGTAAAATCCTCATAAACATTTTGATCGTCATATAACATATCCACACACTGTGCAACCACTGCTATGAGATCATCAAAACTTGGATCATCAAGATTTAAATCAAAACTAGAAGTAAATCCTATTGGTTTCATTTTAATGCCAATAGTTTCTGTTAGTTGGATTTTATCACTGTAGTTCTCAGGAAACTGAACTTCAATATCATCAATGTTTATGGACACTTCAGTAATATGATTACATTCACTGTCCGGATGTTTAACTTTGAGATCTATCTGTTCTCCAACCGACTTGCCTCTTAGTTTAAGAAACAAATACTCAACATCGTACATCGTTAAATTTTCTACTGCAAAATATTCTGGTGACAAAACACAAGCACCTAAAATGTTCTTTACAGCATTCATCATTTCATTTTGATCACCACCTTGAAGTGCCATGAACAAAATCTTTTCTTCCTTAACCAAGAAAGGTCTGAATAAAATAGACTCTCCGGTCGATGGAAGTGTTGCTTCAAACTCAGGTGTTTCTAATATAGGTAAAGCCATAATTAATCCTCATTTCATTAAAAAGCTCTATGTGTACTACCGCTTGCTCTTTTACTCAAGCTCATTTCAGTAAAGTATCTATATTGTATGGATACAGTGAAGGTTAGAAGTTCAGTTGATTGATAGCTATAACTTAACTCTCCAACATTCCTTGGCCATGCTTCCATCAATCTTATTTCATTTGTTACTCTTGGCCGTGCACGGCCAAAAGTTCCTACTTGATCCTTTTGAGCATCGTATTGAAAAATACTCACTGTTTGGATATAATCGTTGTAGTAACCAGTGTCAAAAGCATTTTCTGTTGGTGCACCTCCAACACTTGAGGCCCCGCCTATCCTTCTATGCGCTCCAATAATATCATCTTGCCATTGTAAGAAGAACTCTCTCTCAGTATGCTCTGCGCTGGAAAGGATAGTTAACGTAATGGGCTGATAGATTACTCCATAACCTATCTCTTGTGGAGCTCCGTATACTCCAGTTGGAGTAGCAGTAAGCTGTCTGCCAGGAGCAGTAGTAGCAATGGCCCTATAAGATACTTCATAGTTACCTCCAATAAAAACTTGGTAACTAGAGTTCTTAGCTAAACCGCGGCTCAGGTCTCCTCTAATCGTGTCTAAGCGAAAAGACATTCTATACAGCTCCTATCGAGTCTCTATGTACTTTGGCTGCAGAAGCCTTTTCAAACCGTTGTAACGGAAGAAAAAGAGCTATGTCCCATTCGACAGGATCTATTTTTAGAAACCTTGATCTCACTTGACTGCCTAAGTATCTTTTGAATGTTGGTTTGAATGCTTTATATCTTGCTGTGCTGTTGAGAATCTGATAACTTATTCTAAGTTTAGTACTGTCATCATACCGTTGATTGTTTATTGTATCGTACAAAGCATCCATCAGTATTGCTCTTTGAGTGAGAGAAAGATAATGCATGTTGATACCAGTAAAACCACCTTCAGCATCTCCAACCATGAATATCAATGGAAACCTATCATAGTAAGGAAGAGTACGTTTATGCTTAGGATCATAACCAAACAGATACATACTTCCTGTAGAAGGACTGGAATCGTAGTTATCTCCAGAACTAATTAATCGAGATGCATTAACAGAGGTGCCTCTAGCTTTGTTGCGAAACCATCTACGAGCTTGATCTGTGCGAGCAGGGACTTGTCCAGCTCGGACACCCTGTGCGATGATCTTATCGAATACGTATGCAACCATTAAAGACCTAGCTCGTTCTCTGTAATGATCTGGAACTTCCATCCACGATCTTTACAATACTCTTTGGCAAACTGCCACTTGCTACTATTTATACCGTAAGTAGCAACCTCATTAATATACTTTTTGGTCTTTCGGCTACGAACTATTGGAGGTTGTGTTTGAGAGTATGGTTTAACTTCGATAAGTATAGTATCGGTATCACCTTTTGAAGTAAGTACCTTTATAAGAAAGTCTGGATAGTACCTATGTAACCGACCATCTATTGGTGATCTGTATGGAACTATAACCTCCTCACTACCCCATTGCAAAACATTAGGGTTGTTATCAAAATAAACCATACACATCCTTTCCCAACTAGAGCGATAAATAATGTTACTGGGATCCCCATTATATTTGTTTGGATTGCGAGGTTTGTAGTATCCCTTATGTGTTTTCATTCAACTATTTAGAAAGAGAAGATAGTTATGCCGCATGGAGAATATGTAATTGACAAAGCACCGGGTATGATTGCTCCCGCAGGCGACAGGCCGAACCGTGAGTCAACAGTTGGAAATCCTGGAACTTTTCTGAGAGAGGAATCCTTCCTAGCTCACGCTAATCCTAGACTGCGACAACTTTATACTGATTTAAAATCAGAAGGGTATAATATCGATTTTGGTGTAGATGCTCTGGATAATCTTCAGAAGTTAGAGTGGTACTATGCTAACGCTCCAATCAGAGCTATCTTAGATCATTACGGATCAGGACCAGATGAAAGTAAAACTGGTAAAGCTGTTCCTGGTTATCTTGGTGGAGGTATATTTGAATCTTATTCGTCTACTGGCGAGAGGATGCTGTGGTATGTACCTATGCAGGCTTCTGGCAAAGAAGGGCATTCTTTAAAACTTACACCTGATCAAGTTGCAAAATATGATGAGTATGGAACCTTTTCTGATAAGAAGATAGCAAGAATTGAGCAAGAGAGATGGGAAAAGAAAAATAATTTTTACTTTGCTGTTAATGATATCAATGCAGGTACAAGTGAAGGTTATAAACTAGCAGCAGCTCAAAACGATTTGATGAAGGAGTTTTTGGACAAATATAATCAACAGCGTGGAGAAGATAATTCGTTAAGTTGGTGGAAGACCTTTGTACCTATTTCTTTCTATCAACAAAGACCAGGAAGTAACGCACAAAAGGCTATCTTGTCTGCAGTAGTAGATGGAAGACATATTTTTAATCCTGACAATAGAAGTTCGTTTGGAATAGTTAAACCTCCTACTTCTTCTTACGTATGGACAACACAGTCTGGTGTAGGTGGTATTGGAAACGCTGATGATAGTGGTACCATAACTGTTGGTCCTGGAATGGGTGGTCGCAATGATGATAGTTTTGGCTTATCTGATGGCAACCACAAGAACAAACTAGCTAGACTTGAACAACCTCTTCTTAAATTTGATTCAAAAACCTTTCCTCCAGATCTAGATATACACTCTGTTACATTCACTGCTTTTGCTAGAGGAAGAAAGACTAGACTGCAAGAGAAGTCTGCTAATCTAACTGGTATGGTAACTCTTCCTATACCTACTGACCTATCAACTGGATATGGGGTTCAGTACAGTCAGGTAGGGTTAGGAGTATTGGGTGGAAAAGCCCAAGAGTTCTATAGAGAAGGCGGTGATGTTTCATCAGCTGTTGAAAAATTTAAAGTTAGTGAAGCTGGAGAACTTTTAGGAGAACAAGCAAAAGCAATAGGAGCATCTATAGCACCAGATGTCGCTGCTATTATAGGTGGAGTATTTGGAGGACTAGCAGGAGCATCAGTTGGTGCGGCTGCTAGTGGTGTTGCGAGAGGAGCATTGTCTGGAGCAGGGATAGCAGTCAACCCACACATGGCAGTCTTGTTTGAAGGAGTAAACTTTAGAACTCACTCATTCAACTATAAGTTCTCTCCAAGGTCAGCTGATGAGAGTAAAATTCTAAAAGAAATTATCTTTTTCTTTAAAATGTCTATGCATCCAACTAAAGATGGATTAGCGTTCTTTAACTATCCAGATGAGTTTGAAATTAACTTCTCACACCCTGACTATCTTTTTAATATTGGAAACTCTGTATTGTCTAGCTTTAACGTAAACTATCAACCAGATGGTGGATCACACTATCATGTTAATGGTGCGCCTGTCTCTCTTGGATTATCTTTGAACTTCACAGAAATAGAAATCAATACTAAAGAAGAGATTGGTGGAGATCCAAATACTGGCAAAGGAGGAAGATAACCATGTCGTATATGTTTAAAGATTATCCTCTGTTTGCCTATGATGTTAAAAGGAATGGTCAACAGACTTACATAACTGATCTATCATATAGATTTAAGGTTGATAGACTGTTGAAAGATAGAGCAGTTGTCATGTATGATTATCAGGTACAGGATGGCGAGAGAGCTGATCATATTGCACATAAGTATTATGATGATGCTTCTCTTGATTGGTTAATCTATATGACGAACGATGTGATC